TCTAATAGACTAATTGCAGAACAATAATTAAAGGTAAGTATCAAATGGCATTTTACGGATCACTTGGAGAAGTTAATTTTGATAACTTAGATGCAAGTATTGTTGATACTGCTGTAGATGTCTTTGTGTATGACACCCGTAAGGACTCTGATGGTGGTGCTTGGAGAAAGAGAACTCAACACACCTCTTGGTATAATGAGACACTGAATACAGGGTTTAGAGGAAGTAGAAGAGAGTTTCCTGCTGTTGCTGTAATTGTGACAACTAATTCTGGCGATAATGGACAAGTAATTATATATGACGGTGATGACCCCGATATGCCAATGTGGATGAAATTTAATGTTGGGTACAACTCACCAAATAGAAAAATGATAGGTGTGAACTCGGCGGAAAATTTAACATCATCATCTATGATTAATGCAAAATTGGTTACTGGAACAAGAGATGGTGCATCAGATGATGGTGGAGTTTATATTATAGACTTTATTAAAGATAATCGTCTTCTTTACCAAGTAGGTGGTTATTTTGGTCCTCATATTTTAAATGAAATAGCAAATAGAAATGTAAGTACAACTTCTCGTGGAACTCAATTTGGACCTATTATTCGTATTGTTAATCCAGATATTAACGATGTAGCAATGACTGTGCTACCAAACGCACCCATTGACGATGCTACTGGACTTCCAATCCCCACCATTGCCGTTGCGACTGATGGTGGTGTGAGTGTGATTAAGGATGATGGGACTGTTTATGATATAATTGATAGTAATGGTCTTAGAAAATGTTATGATATTTCATTTACTAAACATCATAGAATAATGTTTACTGGAGATCTTGGTGCTGGAGGTACTAGTGCTGGAAATGTATTCGTTGTTAATATTCCAAGTGGTGATCTTTCAGAGTACGATAATAACGCATCATTATATCGTTGGTATTCAACATTTGTAAATTATCCGAGAATAAACGGTGGAGATACTTTTAACACAAGAGTTCTATACCCTATTGATGTTGATGGTGATTGCTATGCAATGGCAGATGTTGGTGTAAGTTTGATTGAACCCGTAACATCTACATCAGTTTCAAATAATAATGATATGGTTACATATGTTACATCTGACTACAACACAGGATGGATGCACGGAGATATCAAAGGTGCTTTCCTGTCTGATACTGATGCTACGAATGTAACTGGGACAGAGTTGGTTACTAATGGAACTTTTGATACTGATATTAGTGGGTGGACTGCATATAATTCAGTGATAAGTGTTGATTCTAATAGATTAAGAGTTGACGACACTGCAAATGCTGGTGGTTGGTCTTCTGCAGTTCAAGAAATATCTACGGAAATTGGTAAACAATATATTCTACAATTTACTTTCACATCTTCTTTTGATACTGGTTTAGCGGGTCACTATGCTGGTTCATACGCTTCTGCTGGTGCTGGAACACAGCCTACACAACACAGTGATTATGGGACCACAAGCGGAACATATACAAGGTATATAACAGCAACAACTACTATAACATCTATTATTTTTGCAGTTAATAATCAGGGCGTAGCATTTTTTGATAATATTTCTTTAAAACTCGCAGAAGAAGACCGCTCAGTAAACGCCAAAGGACTCCAAGTATTCGGAACAGTCACTAAGAGTCCTGTTGCTGGTTCTGGAGCAACTGCTGCCGAGTTGGTTGCTTATAGCGGGTTTAGTAGTCCAAGTAATTATTTTCAACAACCAGCAGAAAATTTAAGTATTGGTACTGGAGATTTTAGTTTTTTATGCTGGGGTAAAGGAATTAGGAATTATGAAACATTTCTTGCTTATGGAAATAATTCATCAAATAGCGGCAATTTAATTATCCAAACTGGTGGAACTACGGATGGCCGTGATTTTAGAGTTTATATCAATGGTGTTGGAAATAATTCCAGTTTAGGGCCTCTATCCTACACTACTGGTTGGAATTTATATTCTGTCGTTAGAAGAAATGGCATTTTATATTATTACCATAACGCAACGCTAATTGATTCCGACTCTGCAGGAGGATCAATTGGCAATTCTACTAGCACACTAAGAATAGGAGGCGCTGGAAATGCCGCAGCTGCCCAGGGAATTGGTGATGATGCTCTGGATCAAGGGTTTATATCCTTACTCCGTCTATCAGATTCTGCAATTTCCGAAGATCAATTAAGTAAAATCTACGAGGACGAAAAGGTACTCTTCCAAGAGAATGCTGCTTGCACACTTTATGGATCTTCTGATGCAGTTACAGCACTTGCGTATGACGAAGATACTGATTTACTCCATGTAGGAACATCATCTGGTAGAAGTGATTTCCAAGGATTAAGACGAATAAATAATACTACTACGGCAGTTACGACTGCTATTAGCGCAAGCGACGGATTAATTGTAGAGCAGTAGTATGACAGTTCGTATACAAAAACCAGCATTTAACATCAGGGAGAAACTTTCAGAACTTGACTTTGGACATGTTCCGTATGAGAAGATGCCTGCTGGGAGTGTGATTCAAGTAGTGAGAATTAATAGTGCAACAGATACTTCGGTAAGTGGTGCAAGTGCTTCTTCTAATTGGAACGCAATTGCAGCAACATCTGGAGTAATTTACCCAAAATATCAAAATAGTTATCTTCTATATTGTTGCAGTGTAAGTGCAGAACACGATGCTTCTTCTGCCTCAAACATTTATGGATTTCTAAAACTTTTTAGAAATGATGCCAATGCTGGATTTACAAATGCACTAACAGAAAGCAGAATGTTTTTTACTGAAGGTACTGATGATTATGGAGCAACAACTACAACAACAATGGTATATTTAGATGCCCATAATCAACCACCAGGAACGAGAGTGGAATATAAAATTTATTATAATAAACGCAATAATACCTCAGCAACTCATTTCAATCAAAAAATTGATTCAACTGATGGTAATACAGATTACTATTCAAATGGATATATTATGGAGATAGTACAATGAATAAAACATCAAAGCAAATCAGTAAAGCATTACTTTCAATCAATCCAAATTTTTCTTTTGTAGTTGAAGGTGGAAAAATTGCAACTTGGTATACTGATGATCCAAAACCATCAGAAGAAGAAATCGTCCAAAAGGTTGCTGAACTGGAATACCAAGAAGAAATTAACGAGTATCAAAGACAGCGAGATGCAGAGTATCCATCATATGCTGATCAGTTTGACCAAATCTATCACGAAGGTGTAGATGCTTGGAAGGCATCTATTCAAGAAGTCAAAGATAAGTATCCAAAGGCAACTATGGATGCTGCTGAACTTCAAGCAAGACAGGATAAAGCAATCTTTGATTTACAAACCGAAAGATATCTTAAGGCAACAGAAAGACTCTCTCAGTATATTCTACTGGAAGGTCTTCCAGAGATTCGTGAAGATATTGTAATTGAAACTAAAGAAGTCTTCAACGAAGAAACTGGTGAGATTGAAACTGAAGAAGTCACGGAGAATGTAATTACTCAAACTGCTATTGAACCTCTTGAAGAGTTTATTGAAGTAACTGAGTTTGATGAAGAGACTATGGAATCTGTTACTACTACGATCAGAAATCCTGAAGTTGTAAAAGACGAGGATGAAAGAGCAGCAGCACAAGTAGTTGTTGATGCAACACCACAAGAAGTTATTGATGCAGTAGAAGCAGGTACTTAAAATGAGCATCAATCAGAATTTTCCAAATGTTTGGCCATCTTTAGTATTAGACTTTGCTAATTCAAGAACACTTGATCCAAGAATTACTTTTACAAGAAGTAGTATTGGTACTTATGTTGCGTCAAATGGTTTGATCAAGACTGCTGCAGCAGATGAACCAAGATTTGACCACGACCCAGAGACTGCTGAGAGTCTTGGATTGTTGATTGAAGAGAGTAGGACTAATTTGTTTACTAATAGTGCATTTTCTCAAATTACTACAACATCTTTGCCTACAGAATGGAGCGGATGGAATCCTCCAACATTTTTAACGTCTCAAACATTATCTCCAGATGGAGTTGCTTATGGAATATTTCATGGATCTGTTAATACAAATGGAGGCGGTCTCAGAAGAGATATGACTGGATTAACTCCTGGAGGAACTTATTATGTTAGTTATTATGTAAAAGGGTTGACAGCGGAAGAATTAACATATTTTACTAACAATAACGCCATAGGAACTACAACAGGAACTGCAGTTGGAGCACAAGACGTTGCTTGGTTTGCTGCTACAAAAGTTATACTTTACTGTTCTAATTTAAATGGAACTGGGGCTTCTGGTACATATCAAACTACATTAACAACAGAATGGAAAAGATTTGGTGGAGTAGTTATTGCCGATAGTGCTGGATCTGCTCGTATTATTATTACAAATAATGTAGGAGATGTAGGAACTGGAGATGAAGATGGTGGTGGTACTTGGATGATTTGGGGCGCTCAATTAGAATTAGGATCCTTCCCAACCTCCTACATCCCCACCAGCGGTTCTACAGTAACCAGAGAACCAGATATAACAAAAATTACAGGAACTAATTTTAGTAGTTGGTATAATCAAAATGAAGGTACTGTCCTTGTAGAATATGATGGAGGGAGACTTACATCTTTTCCTTCTGGTTATGGAAGACTTGCTACAACCGAGTCTTGGTCTATGGAACATGGAAATTCTGGAACTATTAGATATTTTGGAGTTACTGGAGGAGCATATAATGCTTTTACTGCTTTAGTTGATACATATACTAATTTTAGTAAATATGCCATTTCTATAGAAAACAGCACATATGTCTCTGCAGCATCGGATGGAATTTTAGAAACTTCAATTACTGGAGCAGTTACATATTCAACAACTGCAACAAAAATGAATATAGGGTCATCACCATCTGCTACTTATCAAACAAACGGACACATAAAACAACTATTATACTACCCAGAAAGACTCACAAACGATCAACTCCAAACCCTCACTAAATAATCAAAAAATGTTATGTCAGTCTCACAAAATTTTACTGATATTAGACCCACACTCAATTTAAATTTTGCGAGATCAAAAACTCTTGATCCACGCATTACTTTTGAACGAGCAAGTATTGGTACTTATGTTGGTGCTGATGGTTTAATTAAGACTGCTGCTGCTGATGAGGCAAGGTTTGATCACGATCCTTTGACTGGTGAGTCTTTGGGGTTGTTGATTGAGGAGCAGAGGACTAATTACTATACCACATCAGAAACGATGACTTTGGGCAGATTAATTCAATCGTCTCAGTGGACTTGGACAAGTTTCACGGAAGGAGGACCACAAGGTGGTGGTTACATAAGATGGGAAAGAATTGGAACTACAGCATCTCCAGAATGGAATTATGCTATCTCTTATAATAATACTGGTCTTTCTATTGGAGATAAATTTGTTGTAACATTTTATGCAAGATGTCCGAATGGAACTCTGGATAGTATCAGAATATCAAATCCAGATCAAGAGGCAGAAGTTTTTAATATAGATTCTCAATGGAAAAAGTTTACTAAAGTATTTACATATGGCATTCAAAGCGGACTTACCTTTTTTAGAGTTAATAGAGCGCATACTCCAACGTATGTTATAGGAACAACTTATGATATCGCATGTTTACAAATAGAAAAGTATGAATTCCCAACCTCCTACATCCCCACCAGCGGTTCTCAATTTACCAGACAACCAGACAACGCAAGTATCACAGGAACTAATTTTAGTAGTTGGTATAATCAAAATGAAGGGGCATTTGTCCTCAACTTCCATAAAAAGTGGAGTGAACCTTGGGGTTACTTCCGACGACCATTTAGAGTCAAAAATGACGATAGTACTAACCGTATTTCAGTTGGCGTTACTAATGGAGGCGGAAACACACAAATTTACGCAAGTGTAGTTACGGGGAGCGTACAACAGATTGATGGTTATCGATTCTTTACTCCCACCGAAACTAACTCTGTAGCAGTCGCAATAGCGAATAACGATTACTCTGCTTTCGCAAACGGCACAAGTTATGCGTCTGACACTTCTGTAACAGTACCAACCGTTGATACAGCTGTATTTGACCCTACAAATCTAAGCATCGCCCGCCTCGCCTACTACCCACAAAGACTCACAGATTCTCAACTCCAAAACCTCACCAAGTAACTATGTCAATATCTCAAAACTTTCCAAATATTGACCCAACACTTCGCCTTAACTTTCAAGGCGCAAGAAGGTTAGATCCTCGTATTACTTTTACAAGATCTTCTACCGCTACTTATGTTGATGAAGATGGGTTAATTAAAACTGCTGCTGCTGATGAAGCAAGGTTTGATTATGATCCAGAGACTGGAGAAAGTCTTGGGTTGTTGATTGAGGAGAGTAGGACTAACTTGTTTACTTATAGTGAGCAGTTTAATATCTGGCAGAAAAACAACATCTCTATAACTGCTAATCAAGGAATTGCTCCAGATGGCACTTTAACTGCAGATTTAGTTACAACAAATACAGCAAATACTTACAATACATTAGATCAATTTCCAACATTAAGCACAAATACAAAGTGTATTTGTAAAATTAGTAAGTGGGTCTGGAACATCCTCTAGAGTTGTATTTGGTTCTGCAAATTCTGGAGTATCTCCAGTTTATGCATCTTGGGGATTGCAATTGGATACTCTAACAGAAACTACTGATGGAAATATTCCAACTATAAAGGGTTATATTTCATATCCAAATGGTTGGTATAGACTTTATATGGTAATAAACACATCATCTCAAACAAATGCAAATGTTGGAATAAGATTTGGAACTAGTAGTGTAGATAATGTTGCTACTTTTTACTTATGGGGTGCTCAAATAGAAATAGGGTCTTTTCCAACTTCTTTTATACCAACAACAACTGGATCAGTAACTCGTCGTGCTGATGTGGCTAATGTTGTCAATTCTAATATTTACAACATAGATAATTTTACTATTATTAACAAACCATTTGGTTCTTCTGGTGGTAGTAATACTTTATCTTTAGTTGGTCCTAGAATTGAAAGAACTTCTGTTTATAGTCAATACCTAAGTCAAGCACAAATTAATTCTGTATCTGGCAGGACAGATGACTTTTGGAGATGGAGAATTATTGGTAGCAGTTTTGGTCTTCCTAACTTCACTACTGATGGTCAAGTAACGGTTGACTGGGGTGATGGTACAGTGGAGACTTTGACCACAAGTGATCATACGTTTAGTAACGGTGGTGGATATCACGAGATTGGTTTTAGGTTGGATAGTGGAACTTATTTTAGTCCTAGTATTGCCGATAATAACACTCACGAGACGAAAGTGATTGCACTTGGTCCTGCTCCAGAAAGTATGAAACTTGATGGAAATCAAACTTTTAGGGGATGTAGCAATCTTGAAGTATTTGATGCAACGGTTGATACTTCATTAGAAAATAACTTTTATTATACTTGGTATAATTGTTCAAGTTTAAAAAGTTTCCCATTAATTGATACATCATCTGGCACAAGTTTCTTTAGTGCTTGGGGAGGACTTTCGAGTTTGACAAGTTTCCCATTAATTGATACATCATCTGGTGTTAATTTTAGTTTTGCTTGGAGAGTTTGTACAAGTTTGACAAGTTTTCCAGCAATTGATACTTCTAGTGGAACTAATTTTAGCAATGCTTGGTACAACTGCTCCAGTTTAACTAACTTCCCAGAGATTGATACTTCTAATGGAACCATTTTTTATGGCGCATGGTACAACTGCTCCAGTTTAACTAACTTCCCAGAGATTGATACTTCTAATGGAACAAATTTTGTCTTAACTTGGTATAACTGCAATGCCCTCAATAGCTTCCCGTTGATTGATACTTCTAATGGGACCAACTTTAACACTGCTTGGCGCTTTTGCAGTAGTCTTACTACTTTCCCCCCCAACTTCTTTGATTCTTGGTCAGGAACACCAGAAAATGAATGTTTTGTCAATACTTGGAAGAGCTGCTCTGCTCTCACCTCCACATCCGTAGAAAACATCCTCAATAGTATTGACACGTCTGGTCAATCTGCACCTGCTTCTGGCGTAGATATTACTATTGACTATAATGCTTCTTCTGGAACTCCAGATATTACTGTTCCTGCAATTAATCTTATTAGTAAAGGATGGACAACTACATTAAATGGAAGTTTAAAAGATGATCCAACACAATTTGCATCATTAGATTTAGACTTTGCTACAAATAAATCATTAATTGATAATGTGAGTAGTAATAATTTAATTACATTCACTCGCAGTTCTACCGCAACTTATGTAGATAGTAATGGAATTATTCAAACTGCTGCTATTGATACACCAAGATTTGATCACGATCCAGAAACTGGCGAAAGTTTAGGATTATTAATGGAATATACTGGAACTAATTATAATAATAATAGTTTGCCAAGTTCTTTTAATGATTTTCAAAGATGTACTAAAACAACTGGAATTATTGCACCAGACGGAACATCAACAGCAATAAATTATGTTAATAATGGAGTATCTGCAGATTATATCTTTAAAAGTTTTACTTTACCTGTAGTAGCGCAAACTTATTACACAATATCTATATTTTCAACTCATGATAATATGGATATTACTCAGGGTGGAATTGCTAGTGGTAGTTATAGCATAGTAACTCCAACATATCATATACCATATGGAAATGGATGGTATAGGCATTGGAGAGTATATCAAACAATACCAGATAATGCAACTACAACACCACAAATAGTTATTGATACTATCGGACCTTCATCTAACCAAAGTTTATGGGGATTACAAGTAGAAGTAGGACTACATCCATCTTCATATATTCCAACCAATGGATCTACTGACACTAGAAATAGAGATAATGCAAGTATAACAGGAGCAAATTTTGGTAACTGGTTTAATCAAAATGAGGGAACTTTTTATGCTTATGCTAATAGATATAATAGTGGAGTTAGTTCAATGCGAATAGTATCAAATCAAAATGCGACTGCTGCATATATTGTTATTGATCCCACAAATAATATTCTATGTTTTGATGGAGATAATATTTCTGCATCATCTTCATCATTGCCACCAACATTTGTAAAAGCAGTTAGCGTTTATACTCCAACACAAAAAAAAGTTGGGGCAAATGGTAATATTACACCTTTTGGAAATCGTAATTCTACATTTCCTTTAACACCAGCAACGGAACTTAAATTTGGTGCACGAGCAGGAAATAATTATTATTACGGACATATTTCTCAACTCTCTTACTGGCCAAGAATACTAAAAGATACTTCATTGCAGTACATAACACAATAAATAAAAATAAACTAAACTATCATGGCAAATAATTACATTCCTTATTATCTAAAGTTTGCTTCACAAGAAGAAGCAGATCAAGTATTAACTGCAGTAAATTACTTAAGAACTTACGAAGAAACTGATCCTGATACAGGAGAAGCAACAGAGGTGAGAACTTTTTATACTGTAGGAGATATTCCTGGTGGTATTGATATTGTTGGAGAGATTTGGAATGATGATGGTGTTTATGAAACTGACGAAGAAACTGGTGAGATTACTGTAGTATCAGAACCAACAAAGAAAGATGGTTGGCATGTAAATATTATTCTTGCAAGTGATTTACCAGAAGAGTTACAAGAGTTTGTTGTAGAACCAGTAACACCAAACAGAAGATTTGCGGGGTTCTGATAAATGGCATTAGCACATTCACCAAGAATAGTAACTGACGGACTTGTATTATGTCTTGATGCTGGGAACGCCAAATCATACCCTGGTAGTGGGGCCACGTGGACTGATTTGAGTGGTAATGGGAATAATGGAACTCTTGTGAATGGTGTTTGGTATAATAGTAGTAATGGTGGTGCTTTGAGTTTTGATGGGGTTAATGATTATGTAAATCTAAACTTTCCCTTTACTCAAAGTTCTTCAGAAAACTCATATACTATTGTTATGGGAGCAAAATTATCTACAACATCATCCGCAAGAAGACAATTGTGGGGTAGTGATAATGCTGGATATGATTGGGGATTTGGTGCTGGAGAGGGAACAAGATTTATAATATTTTCTGGAGAAAGTAGTTACACTGGAAGAGCACAAGATACAAACTGGCATATCTTTACGGCACAATGGTCTTCTTCATTTGGAACAAGATTGTATATAGATAATGTTTTGGATATTTCTACAGCAAATATAGGCTATGACTCCTCAATAGCATCAACAACTTCTATAGGAAAAAATCCTACATATGGAGAATATTGGAATGGTAATGTATCATTCGTCCAATTATACAACAGAGCACTCACAGCATCAGAAATCCAACAAAACTTCAACTCACTTCGTGGTCGTTTCGGTGTCTAACATAAATACAAAAACGAAGAGGAATTGATAGAGAATGGGTGTGTAAATAAAACACCAGAACAAATGTTAGAAACTTATATTAAGTTTCATATTACAAGAAAAGGATATGAACCAAGTGAAAAACAGAAACAAAAGAAACTTGAAGAATACATAAAGAAAAAGGAGAAATGAGTTGGCGACAAATTATAACCCTCGTATAGTAACTGACGGACTTGTATTATGTCTTGATGCTGGGAATACTAAAAGTTATCCTGGATCTGGAACCACTTGGACTGATTTGAGTGGTAATGGTAATAATGGAACTCTTGTGAATGGTGTTGGGTATTCGGGGAGTAATGGAGGTTCTTTGAGTTTTGATGGGGTGAATGATTATGGAGATGTTGGATCAATAACACCTAATATTGGTGATTTTACGGTTGGATTTATATATCAATTAACTGGGGCAGGAGGACGGGGAGGATTATTTGAAAGAAGACCTTCTCTTCCCCACAATGGATTTTCTTTAGGACAGGGAGGGGCGTCCAGCTGGGCGGCAACCATATCTGGAACATCAAACTTTAACAATAGAGTTTCCGTAGATTTTACATACCCATCATTAAATACTTGGTATTATGATATTGTTGTTTATTCTAGTGGAAACACTCTTACTAACTATAGGAATGGAACTTTTGTCTCTTCCAGTACAGGAGTTTCTCAAGGTAATTTTTCTACACAAGGAACTAGAACAAATTTTTTAATAGCAAATAGAGATAATACTACTACTGATCTTCCTTGTAAAGTCGCCCTTGTTAATTGTTACAACAGAGCCCTCACCGCACAAGAAATCCAACAAAACTATAATGCAACCAAGTCCAGGTTCCAATAAATACTTAAAAAAGAACAATGTACGAACAAAGAAACTTCGCAATCTTTTCACTCACAGAGATAGATAAGATTGACTTTACACAAGTATTAGAAACAAGTGCTGATACTCTACGCAAATCAGTAGATGAAACTAAGTCATTTGTGAAGTGGGATGGAGAACAACCAGAGTTTGTTTCAGAACTCACAACACTTGAAGGACCTTATACTTACACAGAGATTTTAGATATTCTTTCCACACCTGAATGGACAGCACCTATAGAAGAGGAGATGGAGTAATGGGGGAGCAAATGGAGTTTCTCTACTTGGAACTTTTACTTCAAATGGTCCAGCAGAATCGTTACAAGGAAGAATCGCAATAGCAAGAGTTTATGGAGAAGCACTAACACAAACACAAATAAAACAAAATTTTAATGCCGTAAGGTCAAGATTTGGAATCTAAATATTTAAAAAAGGAAAGTAAGATGTTTAAAAATCGCAAGTACATTATTTTTTCAGTTGATGAAATTGATAAGATAGATTTTAATACAATTCAGGAGACATCAGTAAATACTTTAAGGAAATCTGTTGATGGAACTAAAACATTTGTCAAATGGGATGAAGTACCATTTGATCCAACTCCATATGAATCTATTAATAATGAAACTGGAGAAACATTTTTATTAACCCCAGAACCACCACCAGAATTTCCTCTTCTAAGTTTATTGGACTCTTACGAAGGTCCATATACACATGCAGAAATTATAGATATTCTTGCAACTGATGAATGGTCTGAAATTAAAGAGGTGTGATTTAAATGTCTTCTTATTCAGGACCAAAAATTACTACTAATGGTTTGTTAGTATCTTATGATGCAGCAAACAATAAAAGTTTTAGGGGACAAGCAACTACTAATATCATCAGTAATGGTGAGTTTGCATCTGGGTTGAATAATTGGAATCCGTATGCACTTCCGCTCGCTTCTTTATCTGTAATCACGTCTTCTGATGTACCACAATATCTCAACGAAGATAAAACATTATTAAATTGTTTGTGCTTGACCACAGCTCATGGCGGAGGAAATTATGGTGGCGCATACCAATTTTTACCCACACAAACTGTTGGAGTAACTTATACAATTAGTTATTATGCAAGATGTCTTGTTGACACTATGGGGTTAAAATTTAGTTTTCAAGGTGGTACTGGAGACGAAAATAATCTATCACATTCAAGAACTATTACTACAGAATGGAAAAAATATTCCCATACAGCAACATTAAATATTAGTAAAGGAATTGTATTCATTGCGAATCAAAATAGGTCTGGTGGCACTTTCCAAATTACAGATATTCAACTTGAAGCAAGTCCATATGCTTCATCTTTTGTAAATGGAACAAGAGGAACTACATTAGCAACAGGCGGTGGATTAGCAGATCTATCTGGGAATGATTATAATGCAGAACTTTTAAATGGTATTGGAGAATCGTCGGATAACTTAGGTGGATTGATTTTTGATGGGAGTAATGATTATATTTCTACTCAAAATTATGATTTAGATTTTGGAACACAAAGTTTTAGTTTATGTGCTTTAGTTAATTCAAATAATATTTCATATTCCCAAAAAATAATTAATAAAGGTCAATCTGCTTCTTTTCCTTCTCGCTCTGTTGGATATTCTTTAAGATTTATTTCTTCTGTTGCAAGATTTTCTGTGTGGGATGGAACTAATTTGGTTGATGTTTCAAGTTCAACATTACAAAGTAATACTTGGTATCATATTGTTGGCGTTTGTAATAGAACTACTGGAACCTGTGATTTGTATATAAATGGATTATTAATAAACTCTGCAAATATACAAAGTTTGGGATCTATATCAATCCCAGAAGCAGAATTGACCATTGGTAACTTGGAAAGAGGATCTTATGGAACAGATGGTGAATTTTTTAATGGAAAAATATCTAATGTGCAAATATATAATAAAATTTTAACATCTCAAGAAGTTCAACAAAATTTCAACTCAATCAGGGGAAGATTTGGTATATAAATAATTCGTCACATCATTTTATATTAACGACATGGATACTGAACAACTTAAAAAGAACTTTGAAGATCAACTTGCTCAAGCAGAAAAGCAGATTGTAGATCTGGAAACAAGTCTTGCAAAAGCAAAAGAGTACCGCACTAAGTTGCAGGGTGGTATTGAGACTCTTGCTATTCTGAGTGGTGAACCAGAATCTCCTGGTCCAGAAGAAGCACTACCAAATCCAGACGCTCCTAACGAGTGATTTAATTCCCTTCTTCCTAAATAGGTAAGAAGGGATTTTTTGTGTCTAATGGCATCTCCAAGTTCAAGAGCTGATCTAATCACATATTGTAAGAGGCAGCTTGGCGAACCTGTCCTCCAAGTTAATATCGACGACGAGCAGGTCAATAATGTTATCGACGATACTATTCAGTTCTTTCAAGAGAACTGTTACAATGGTATGGAGCGTTGCTACCTCAGACATGAAATTACTGCTGATGACACTACAAGATTTGCTGGTGAACTAACAACATCAAATGGAACAACCGATTGGGAAGAGGCAACAAATTATATTCCCATCCCAGATCATGTTGTAGGTATTACCAAAGTATTTGGTTTAGTTAGCAATTCAATCCGTTCTAATCTTTTTGGTGTTGAGTATCAGTTATTCTTAAACGACTTGTATGCGTTTGGGTCGCTTGATATTCTCAACTATTATATGACTAAACAGTATCTTGAAACTTTGGATATGGTCCTCAACAATGGATCATTCCAACAGTTTAGATACACAATGCGTCGTGATCGTTTATACCTTGATATCAATAAAGAGTTCTTAGATGAAGGTAAGTATCTTTTGATTGAGGCACATCGTCTCATTGATCCCAATGATGCTACCGAAATGTATAACGATATGTTTGTGAAAAAATATGCTACTGCTTTGATGAAGAAGCAGTGGGGTATGAACCTCATCAAATATAATAATGTTCAGTTGCCTGGTGGTATTACCCTTAATGGCAGAGAATTATACACAGACGCATTAGCAGAGATCGAGAAGATTGAATCTGAAGTTCTCAGTAAGTATGCTATTCCGCCCATGGATGCTATAGGGTGATGTTATGAAAAAATATTATTGCTACGCTTATTTAAGAGAAGACGGAACTCCTTTTAATAGAGTAAACTAATGCCTACCAGTCCTTATTTTCCAACATACTATCAAGGCGTCAGCAGCGAGCAAAACCTGTATCAGGATCTCGTTGATGAACAGATCAAACTGTTCGGAACTGATATCTATTACATGCCAAGAACAATCCTAAAAGATAATACTTTGGATGATGTAATCTATTCGAAGTATCAGGATCAGTTTCAGGTAGAGATGCTTCTACAAAATGTAGAAGGTTTTGGAGATACGTCAGAATTTATCAGCAAGTTTGGTCTGAGAATTACTGATGAGGTAAAGTTTATCTTATCATCCAGGAGATGGGACGAAGTAGAAGCACAATACAATCCTACTCTAACAGTACCAGGAAGACCCAACGAAGGAGATCTTCTTTACTTCCCACTAACTAAAGATCTGTACGAAATCAAATTTGTAGAAAGGGAAACACCATTCTACCAGTTTGGTAAGATTCAGTTCTTCATAATGACCGCAGAAATCTACGAGGTCGGAAATGACGACATATCAACTGGCGTCGCAGAAATCGACGAAATCGAAACTCTCTTTAGTTCTGCTATTGCTCTTACCCTTGGGGTTGGTGGCACTGGAGACTTTGCTGTGGGTGAGACAGTTACAGGATCTACAACTGGTGTCGAAGCAGAAGTTAAGTCGTGGGACAATAGTACCAGGATTATACAAGTTATCAATAGAACTGGAACATTTGCGACAGGCGAAGCAATAACTGGTAATGATAATGGCGCTGTTTGGGTTGTCGGTACATTTGACACTCTAAATAATACCAACAGCGAGTACGATCAAAATAGAGAGATCGAAGATTCTGCTGATGAAATTATTGATTGGACCGAAAGGAATCCATTTGGCGAGTTTGGAAATTATACAGGTAGTATCTGATGTTAGGATCACATTTTTATAACGAGATTATACGAAAGAATATTATTGCTTTTGGTACTCTCTTCAATAACATTACTTTAAAGAAGCTCGATCCAAGCACAGGTGATGTTTTAGAAGAAGAGAAAGTTCCTTTGGCTTATGGTCCAAAGAATAAGTTTCTAACTCGTCTTGAGCAAAATCCAGATGTTGGTAGAAAGGTTGCTATTACCCTACCACGTCTTTATTTTGAAATGACAAGTATTGATTACGATTCGTCAAGAAAGACAAGTCCAATTCAAAAATACAAATCTGTTATTTCTGATGATGGTACTGAAGTAAAGACACAGTACGTTCCAGTTCCATATAATTTGGGATTCGAACTTGGCGTTATTACCAAGTCGCAAGATGATGCACTACAGATTGTGGAGCAGATTCTTCCATACTTTCAACCATCATTCTCTGTCACTCTAAACATGATTCCAGAAATGGATGAAAAGAGAGATGTTGCTTTTGTTTTGAATAACATCAATTACGAAGATGAGTGGGATGATAGTTTTCTACAGAGAAGATATATCATTTACACACTGAATTTTACTGCTAAGACTTACATGTATGGTCCATTTAGTCAATCTGATATTATCAGGAAGTCTATCATACATGAAACCAGTGGGGATCTTTCTATTAGTAAGAGAAATATTACAAGAACTTACACTCCAAAAGCATTAGAAGATCTTGATGGTGATGGAAATATTGATGCAGCAGATGATGCATTATTAACTGCAGCAGATGACTTTGGATTTAATGAAGGAATTGAATACTTATGAACTTAGAAGAAAACATGGAGGAGATCCTCAATATCAGTGCTGAACCTGTGGAAGAAAAACCACCAGTAAAGGTTGAGAAAACTGATGACGATCGCCAAAAAGATTATGAATATACCAGAGGCGAACTATACAGCCTCATAGATCAGGGTCAGGAGGCGGTCAGAGGCGCTTTAGAGGTCGCTCAGGAGTCAGGGCACCCGAGAGCATATGAGGTTGCTGTAGCGGCAATGAAGCACGTCGCAGACATGACTGAGAAACTACAGGATCTCCATAAGAAGATGAAGGATCTTGACGAGGAAAAGAAAGGTCCATCTCGTGTCACCAACAATGCTATGTTTGTTGGTAGCACTACAGAACTTCAGAAGATGCTGAAAGAGATGGGCGGCGGCAAGAGATAAATAATAAAAAAGTGCGGGAACATGGCGATAAAACCACTATCAACTGCTGTTGATTTAGCAACACCATCAGATGTAGATGCTGCCAGTATTGTATCAGTAATCAATACAAACAATACTGCTGTTAGACTTTTAATAGCAGAGGCATCTGCTGTTACTGTTTGGATTGCTGCTGGTGAGAGAGTTTCTATCGAAAAGACGCCCGCCGTTGTTATTTCTGCTGATGATGGAGCTACACCAACTCCAACAGCAGTTACAGCAGCAACTGTATTCGCAAGTAAAATCGCATACGGAAACTAATGGCACAGTGGAATAAGAACGAACAAGCATATAGAGTTCAAGACACTACTAACT